CTTTATCACTCTTACAAAGATTCCTTTTATTCTCTGAATATCTTCTCCGACAACTTTATACTTATATTTTCCACCAGCCAGACTTTCCTTTTGATCCATAAGAGTATATCCTTTTGTAAACTTTTGCATATCGAATCTATCTTTCTTGCCGGTAATCTCAAATATAACTGGATTCTCTATTCCTGCCCAGTTGTCTGAATTCTCATCAAGCATTTCTCGTATGACATCTTTATCTTCAGTAAAGCTTCTTAAACCATTAAATCTAAATCCATCAATATCAAGTTCATCATTATCAAGTCGATCAGCAGTAAATTCAGAATCTTCAACTCTATACAGAGTTTTTCGTGTCTCATCCATGTTAGTATAGATATATTCAAGATCTTTTGAAGTGAAGATGTCTTCAGGTCCACTATATCCACCACCAACATAAGCTTCAGCTCTATCTTCAAATCCATTAGGTATTTTACTAATTGGTTCATATCCCAGGTCTCTGGCAAACTCATCGATCTCAGGGTAATCACCTTCCTCTCCGCTATACCAAGCAACCAGGTCATCAATTATCTTGTCCTCCTCAATGACCGGCTCCATAGTACACTGTCCATTTGGATGGTCAAGAGGAACATCATCTTTCGGATAGATCGTTCCATCTCGTTCTTCACATAACGGACAGACTCGAGAACCATTCGCAACCCATCTGATTCCTGTCACCCACGGATTATTCTTTGTTGTAGCCACCACAGATTGTTGGTAGCAATGCTGATTCAAAGTTCGAACCAATCTCTGAGCTGAGTAATCAACTTTAGATTTGTAAAGTCTTTTCCACTCGAATTCTCCCGTTCTTGTATTCTTCATTCGAATCAACGGATTCCAGTCTTTTCTCTTGACTGGATTCACATACTGTTGCAAGTCTTTGGCTATCTCATAAACTGTCTTACTTTGTGCTTGACCTGAAGCCATGATTGTGTAAATATCCTTCAATGTCTTATCGTTATCACCCCAGATTGAAGAACTCAAAGACCAACCAGATTTATAAACCTGTCCAGTTATCAATCTTTGAACCAACTGATTTGAGGTTCCAGCGAAAGCCATGTTGATAGAACTTTGTGTTCCAAGACCCCATTGAGATAACCAACCTGCATTTGCTTCTATGACTTCTTGAGAAGTCTTGTAAAGAGAAGCTTCAATCAAGCCTTCTGCTTCTTCCGCAACAATACCGGATTGAACCTGCATCGAAGCTTGAAGCTGTCTATAGTATTGTTCTGAAAGAGGGGAACTTGGTGTTCCATGGTGTTTGTAGAAATCGGCCATTCGACCAACCTCTTCTGACCAGTCAGCATAAAGCCGTTCCACTTCTTCCATCGTTTCTTTCGTTATTCTTTTTTTGGCAAGAAATGCATCTTCAAAGAACAACTTTCCTGACCTGGCCATATTACACCTCCACTACAGGATTTTCAGAACTCAGAAGACTGTCGATATCACCGGCATCAAAACCGAAAGCTTTCAACAATGTTCTTGCTCTTCCCTCTGTGAGAGTTCCGGCTTCCACATGCTGGAGAATTGTCATCACTATATTCATTTGAGTATTGCTCAAATTGATTCCGCTCGATACTGGACCTCCAGCAGGTTCTACTCCAGGTTCGGTCTCATCTTCATCTTCTTCAACAGGAACGGTAAGAGTACCATCACTCAGAGGAGAAACACCAGTCATAGAAGATTCCTCAAGAATCTGTCGTTCCAAAGCAATCTGCTGAAGCTCATCATTGACCTCATCATCGGTGAGATTTCTCCACTTCTTCATATAAGCTTTCTTACTCATAGTCTGAGCGGCAACCTCGGACAGGTCAAGATTCTTTTCCTCAATCTCATCTTCAGGAAGAGGAAGAACTGCTTCAACGTTCACTTCATATCCGAAAGGCTCCAACGGCTCATCAACATAATTCGTAATGCAATTCGGATAAACGTAAGCACCTTGAATGATGATGTCAATCATCTTCTTCAACTGAGGTCCCCACGTCTTCATCTTCTCTTTGCAACGAACAATCAACGGCCAGTAGATTGCCTTCAGTGCTTTTCCCGAAGTGATACTCGCTTGAAGACTTTCGATATCCGGCATGTCAACCAAATCATAAGCCAATTCTTT